TGTCCTGAAGAAAGTGAGGCAGGAGGTGTTATATTATTGCACCAGGTAGCTCCAGTAAATGTTAAAGCACTGGTATCAGTAGCCTTTAAAACAATTACCTTGGTACTAGTTATTCCAGCATCACTTGAAGCAGTAAACGCTACAGTAGTAGCTCCTGACAAGGATCTAACAATCACATCTTTGGAATCAATTGTAATTGTTTCTGATCCAGTAGAAGAATCATTGTCAGCATTGCTGTATCCAGCAAGATCTCCCCGCTGTCCAGTAATATTCACATGAAGAGCAGAATCAAAACTGACTGACAGGGTTCCATCAGAAGTAACACTCAGCCCATCACCAATTTTTACAGCACCAACTGTACTGGCAGTAGCGGGAGGAAGATACTTCGGATCCAGTTGAACAACTCCATCCTCAACAGCTTCAACACCAACTTCTTCAATTTTTATCGTATGTAAACCAGCAGTTTGAGTGAAGACATCAGTCGTATCCTTGCAAGGTCTCATGAAAAGAGCAAATGGATATACGGCAAAGTCAGCAACCGGAACATACGGATGAGCGGCATCACACACAGCACAACCAGAAGATTGAGCTTGGGTTACACCCTGTCCTTTAAGGAAGTTTCTTCCGATATCTCTATAAACAGTTCCATCAAAAGTAATGCGATAGGTCTTTGAAGGATCTATCTCAACATACTCGCTTAAAGCGGCAGATTTGTCATCCGGTAATCTTGTAAACTGCTCTGTATCAAGAATTGTTTCGTAAACTTCCTGAACCGTATACTTGATGTAATGAGTTCTGTTCTTGATATAACTAGACTTGTTTACATTCCATTCCTGCCAATCGGATTGACCCACACATTGAGCAATGGCTTCAGCCTGATCTCTTGCAGCTTCAGCCCTTGTAGCGCAGGCACAAGAAGCTTGAGCGCATTGAGTAGACTGGGCAGAGGCAGCTTCAGCGGCTTCCTTGGCAGCTACAGCGGCATCCTTGTAACCCTCAGCCACATTCTTTGAATAGAGGGCATCTTCACCGGCAGATACGGCAATACCAGAAGCAGTTTGAGCGGCAGTAGCAGCTCCTGTAGAAGCAGCCTTATCAGCAGCAGCTTGATTAGCGGCATTTACTGTCTGGTTCTTGAGAGTTCTCATTGTAGCTATCGTATCGTCAGCTCCGCTCAACTCTTGTTCAAGAGCTGTAAGAGTAGGCATACCATTAGCTACAGTAACTACTGAATTGATATTACCGGCTACGGTAACAATTTTTCCACCAGCAATCCAAATGGAATCATTCCCATCATTGATTCGACCATAATCGATAACATTCGGAGTCTCTCTTGAATCAAGATCATCAACAATAATCTCGATATCTTGTAAATGATCGCTGATATTCAGAAGAGCCGGGGCATTCTGACCTAGAACAATCAACTTATCGATATTGTCAGCATTGGTTTGAATAGCTTCCAGATAAGGCTCAAGAGAAGCAAAAGTAGCATAAATGTTATCAACCGTATCTCCCAAAGCTCTTAAGAAAGGCAGATGAAGGAAAACGGTTTTTACCACATAATATGAGTCTCCAAGCATCCTATCCACAGCTACGGCAGGATTCATTCCCGGAGGAGGAGGAAAAGGATTAGGAGGAGGAACAGGTCTCATATGGACGGTTGTAACAGGAACCATTCTTGGAGGATATGGCACTGGACCTCCTGGAGGAGGTGGTGGTGGATTATCAAAAGGATAATCAGGATACATTGTTGGAATTCCTATAAAAATAATCTTTATTAAGTGTATTACACAAATCCATTTTTATGAAATTTGATATTGGTCTGGCTATGGGTTACGGATACAAGATCCTGCTCCAATACTTCTCCAATAATAGAAGAATATATTCCAGCATATTTTTGAGCATTAGCCATAGCTTCCTGTGTATTCAAATTCGCATAGTAAAGCTGGGCAGTATAAGCTTTCAAAGCTCCCCATAAAACTTCCGGACAGACTACTTCAGCATCAAGATCATCAGCAGAAAGGGTAGGATGTCTAGCTTGATAAAGAATTGTCAGTACTTCTCCCCATTTTGGATAAGATATCTGAAGTACGTTATAGATAGGAGTAAATACACTCCATTCTTCAGAAGGATTATTAAGAGGGAGATGTTTTCCGGTAGGAGTAATTACATCAAGAATCTTTATCAAATCATCTTTAAAAGGATATGAATAACTATCCTGAATATATTTGTCTATACTTTCCGGATTTGAGTAAGCGTGTTTTGAATCAAGTTTATATTCAGTTATATGTTCATTCAATTCCAGATAAAGAATATTCTTCTTTAATATAAATCTGGAATATATTCTTAATAATGCTTCATTAATATAACTGACTACATTGGGAATCTTGTCATCTCTTATTTTGCCGTAGCCATCAATGCCTACAGACAGATTTGAAAATTCTCCCAAAGAAAGTTCTTTTAATAAGTCTCTTAAAGTCATACGATGTAAGAATTCATTCTGCTTGGAGGTACATAAACCTCTGGTTCCGTAAATGGATTGCCAGTAGGATCCACAATTACAGAAGTTTCAGCAGGCTTCCAAGGTTCAAGATAACCGAGCATGGATATAGTATCTATGCAATCGTCATGTCCTTTTATTCCATTCTTGGTAGTCAGCTTAAGCTCCTGCATAAATGTACCCATTATTATAGAATTCTTTAATTCTTCAGGGAATTTTATCTTTCCTGCCTTGAACCAAGGAAGAACCAGATTAAATCTCGTAAGCTTGTCTACTACAGGTCTTATGCCGGGAGAATTCTTTGTTCTTGCAAAGTTGAACCAAAGATTCCTTTGCATCATCTCTTTCTCAAGCCAAGGAAGGAATCCTCCCTGTTGACCGGTAACCTCAATACCTACACTCTGCGGTTTATACTCCTGAACAAGTTTGAACAATGCATTGACATTCTCGTCCATAGTATTCTTTCCGCATATCCCGTCTACCCAGAACCAATCTCCATTGGCGTTATAAGCCCATACAGAAATAACTGAATCATCAGCAGTCTGTTTCTTGGATGTAGCGAAGTCAGTAGTAATATAGAAGTTGTAGTATTCCTTATGAGCCAGAAGATCCATTCTTGAATACCATCTGATCTCATTATCCTGAACAAGCCTTTCATCCTCAGAAGAGATCCTGAGCATAAGCTCTTGATAGAAAGCATTTAACTTTCCTGTCTTTACAGCCATGTCATACTGTTCTTTTACATAGTTATATGTAAATCTATCAGGCCACGCTCCGTTAAATTCATCAGGCTGACAAGGAAACTTTTCGCAAACGGGCCAGACGTTCACGTCCCAAGCCCCGGATTCGACAGCCTCAATTAGAATATCATTCTTGTTGAAAGGAGTTCCATTGAATATCACCTTTCTTCTTGTTGGATCCAGAGCATGGTTCACTCCCTTGTAAACAGTATCCTTGATCAAGTTCATGATTGTCTGGGAATTGGCAGCTTCATCTGATAAAAGATCATCCAGTACACAGAGTACAGGTCTCTTTCCAAAGATCTTTGTACCTCTCAAACCAGTAGTAGCACCGAACAGTTTTACTCCAAGAGGATCTCCTTGTTTATTCCTAAATTCCAGATAACTATCAGTAAACTTTGCTTGAGGTATCCATTCCTTCAAAAAGTCACTCTTCTCATATCTGAATTCAATATTTTTTCTGGCATTCTTTGCACCATTCTCCATTGAGTCAGCTATATAGATCATTCCATCTACAGGACCAAATCCAGGTATCTCATGAAATACAGCCAGATACAAAGTAAGATACTCCATGAACAAGGTAGTCTTGCCAGATCCTCTATAACAGAGATTAACTATGTATTGGTTTCCTGAAACTATTTTATCCAGCATAGCCAAATGCACAGGAGGAGTCTTGTGAGACTCCCCTTCAGATCCATTTACCAGTTTGATAAAGTTCATAAAACCCAAAGCAAACTGAGTAGGAACATATTTGCTGGAATTCAATATTCCATAAT